ACCATAAGAATTCCACCTGCCTCGTGGAATAGCAAAACCCCTAACCATGTGAGATGTTATAGGGGTTTTGTTTAATACCAGTTATTATTTTTATGGTGAAATAATGCTTTACAAATACTTCCAGAATATCTAGACTTTATATATTTATCAAACCTTGTTACTTGATCGTTTATGTTTAAATTATTTTTTACGTTCATTAATTGAAATAATCCGTAAGCATTAGATTTTGGGTTGCGTACATTAACACGAAAGCCAGATTCTGCTTTAACTAGGTTGATGCTGCAAACTATTTCTTGTTGCGAATAACCTTTATGTGAGAGTAAAATAGTTAATGCAACTATTACATCAATCAATCTTCTATGACTTGTTGCACCTCAAGAGGGAGTTCCTCTTCAACTTTAATAGATTCTTTCTTCTTAACTTTTTGTTTCTTTAGAGTGTAATCCCAATCTTTTGCAGGGATTAGTTTTCCTTCATGATAAACTTTCTTCATTTTTTCTCCTTTGATATCAAAATAGAGTAAATTTCATCTACTCTACTTTCTAATCTACTTACCTGATCTTTGATGCTAGAACCTGAATTAGGTCTTAATTCTGATAGATAATGCTTTACTAGGAATCTAATTGTGGCAACTAGTGATCCAAACAACGTAGTTAGGGCTACTGCTAAACCAGCCCATTGAAAAATAGACAATTTACACGAATCTCCTATAGGTCGCCATACATCTATTCTACAATTGATGTAGTTTATGTTTCTTGGAGGACATATGAATTTAGTTTCAAATATACCTGCAGCCTTAGAATGGCGAGTATACAAAGGTGACACTGCATCACTTGCAATAGCAATATTAGACGACAAGAATGAACCAGTAGATTTAACTGGAATTACATTTGATGGTGAACTTAGAATTAGTCCAGAAGATAGTGAATCAGATAGAAGTCTTGCAATTACAGTATTAGAGAATGTTTTAACAGTTGAAATTCCAGACACTGACACACTTCCAAGAACATGTTATTATGATATTCAATCAAACAATAATGGAACAATTCAAACAATAATTAAAGGAATGATCATAACTGAAACGGATGTAACACGTTTATGAATAAGTTAAGAATTCTTTCAGAATCTATTACAAATCAAATTGAAGTTGTTTCTCCAACTGAAATTAAGTTGATTACTTCAGCAATTGGTTTGGCAGTTGGACCTAAAGGTGATACTGGAGATACTGGCCCACAAGGACCTGCTGGACCACAAGGTGCAACTGGTGCTAAAGGTGATACAGGAAATACTGGAACACAGGGCATTCAAGGAATTCAAGGAATTAAAGGTGATACAGGAAATCAGGGTATTCAGGGAATTCAGGGTATTCAAGGAATAAAGGGAGATACTGGTGATACTGGTGCAACAGGCTCACAAGGAATTCAAGGTATTCAAGGAATTAAAGGTGACACTGGAGATCAAGGTATTCAAGGCATTCAAGGAATTCAGGGAATACAAGGAGAAAAAGGCGATAAAGGAGATACTGGTAACAATGGTACTAATGGTACTAATGGACTTGATGGAGATCATTACCATACAACATCTACAACATCATTAACAATTGCAGCAAATGGTACTGTTACACCAATAGTTGATGATTTAAATGTTGATTACACTCCTGCACAATCTGTTGTTATTGCACATGATGCAAACAATCACATGCATGGAACAGTTGTTTCTTACAATCCATCAACTGGTGCATTAGCAGTAGCATTGACACATAAAACAGGCTCAGGAACATACACATCATGGACTGTTAACTTAGATGGTGCTGTTGGTATTCAGGGACCTCAAGGAATTCAAGGATTAACAGGATTTGCATGGGATGTAGCAAGAGTAACTCCAAATGGTTATTTAGTTGGAGAAATTGTAAATTATCTTGGTACTTACTATATTTGTATTGCAAACAATGATGCATTAACTCCATCTACTTCTCCATCGTATTGGAGTGTTTATTCATTTGTTGGGGCTCAAGGAGAACAAGGAATCCAAGGAGAACAAGGACTTAAAGGCGATACAGGCGATCAAGGAATACAAGGCATTCAAGGCATTCAAGGCGAACAAGGCATTAAAGGAGATAAGGGAGACACTGGAGATACAGGCTCTCAAGGCATCCAAGGCATTCAGGGAGAACAAGGAATACAGGGGGATGAAGGTCCTCAAGGAATTCAAGGAGAACAAGGCGTAGCAGGTAATGATGGTGCTGACGGTAATGATGGAGTTCAGAATGTATTCATTCAATCAACTGCTCCTACTTCACCAGCAACTGGATGGATATGGATTGTGATTTAAATGGCATATGCAGATTTGTATTCAGATGCCGCAATTTACTTTCCATTAAATAACGATTACACATATTCAACAACTGGAACATTAAACTCTGGTTTAAGTTCTACATACACAGGAACACCAACATTTGTTGCTGATGCACCAACAGGTCTTGGATCAACACATTCTTTTAAGTTAAACGGATACGCTGCTGCTACAAACGTAAGACCACCTAGATATGTTTTTAATAACATGGCTAATCAATCAGATGATGCAAATATTAAAGGTAAAACCGTTACATTTTGGTACAAACAAACAACACCAAGTAGTGGTACATCACTTGGATCATCAGCAGTAGTTTTATACAGCAATAATACTGTTAACGCTAGCCATTTTGATACTTCATATATAAACCAGGGAACTTACAACGCAAGAGTTAATACAGGTACAGATAGAAGTATTGACTTTAGAGTTCCTGAAACAAACACAACTAATGGTTCTCAAAGTAATCTTTCATATAGAGCATCTGGTGATAAATTAGATCTTGATTTGTGGCATCACGTTGCAATTATTATTAGAGAAGTTGATGATCAAAATATAATTGAAAAAGCAATTTTTGTTGATGGTGCTTTTATTGTTAATCAGTTTAACAGTAATAGTGGAACTAGCGGAAGAACACAGACCTTACCTTTCTTTACATCAGGCAGTACTGATTTTTATATCTTTAATCATATACAAGATACTTTAACAACAAATGGTAACAAATATATAGCACATTATGGTGTTTGGAATAAACCATTAACAATACAACAGATACGTGAACAGGCTTGGTATGGACATAGTAATGAAGATTATACAAGTTTAGTATTAAGTGATGGTCCAAGTTATTTGGCGGTATTTGATAATACAAGTAAATCAAATGATCATACAGTTTATGGTGCAACAAGTTGGGGTACATTTGATGATTCTCCTAGCGGAATACAGATAGATCAAGCAGGGTTTGCAAATAAAAAAGGATGGTTATTCCCATCAACATCAACTGCTGTTAATAACTATACTCAAACAACTGATGCAGATATGATGAATGGAGTATCAGCAGGAGTACAATCAGGTGAGTATTCAATAGAATTTTGGTTTAAACAATCAGCAAAACCAACAGCAAATAAAAATATTATTCACACTAATGCTAATTATGCTGCTAGTTATTTTGAACATTTTATTAATGGAAATGGACAAATTTTAGGTTACCATTCAATTCCAGCATCAACACTTGGTTGGAATAGATCTTTATCTACATCACAAATGCAGTATCCAGGATCTACTTCTGGACAACAATTTCTTAATTTAGTTCCATTTCCAGCAGGTGGAAACGGTTGGGCTGATAATGAATGGCATCATGCAGCAATTACATTTTCAATTACTGATTTTTATTGGAACGCCACAACTTATGCACTTACATTTTTTGTTGATGGTGGATTAGCAGCATTGATAGCAATACCAAATACATATGGTTGGCCTGCTATTGGTCAATCGTCTTATTTACAATTAGGTCATGCTAGTACATCAACAACACTTGGAAATACATCACTTGCACATTTAGCATTTTATCCAAGAAGATTAACTAAAAAAGAAATCAATGAACACTTTGTTGCAGGTAAAGATTACATTGCAGGATTAGATGTTAGATATTATGATGGATCTAATTGGATAGCATCATCAGGTCAAAAGGTTTGGGATGGAACAGCATGGATAGATTGGGATGCATCTTACTGGAATGGCACCTCATGGGTAGCCCTTTAAAGCCAATTTAAGGCACTTATTAGCCACTTTTACCCTTTAGGTATACATAGATATTAAACCTTATGTTTTAATGTCTTATTTTAAATTTATATTAATTTAGACTAAACCGTTTTGTTATCTGGTATACTTGATGTAGGTTCTGGGGGCTTTCACTGAAAGTTACACTTTTGGGTAATCTCCTCTTCTCTCCATAAAACACTATGGGGGGAGGGGGGGCTTGCCTAAAAGTTACACTCAAAAGAAAAACATACAAGATATAAAATATATATAGTAATTAAAATATAAGAATTATTACATCTGATATACTAATAAAGTACATTCATGTACCATCCTAGGAACCAGGATTGTTTTCCTCACACCTCTAATTCAACCTGGTTCCTCTTTAAATCATAAATAATTATAACTTTAATACAAGGGTGTATAATAGATATAAGGGTTAAACCCTAATTAGAGGAGGCAGTATGAAAACAAAACAATGCACTATGTGCAAGGAAACAAAAGCAGTAGATCAATTCTATAAAGCAAATCAATATAAACATGTTGGTGGTTTGGATTACTATTGTAAGTATTGTAGAAAAGGTACAGCATTAAAATCACATAGAAATAAAAAGAAAAAATGTTCTTTAAATAAATGTAACAAACCACATTATGCAAAAAGATATTGCAGAACACATTATGCTCGTATGCATAATTATGGAAGATTAGAAACAATTCTTAATCCTGTTGAAGAATCAAGAACTTATATATATGGTGCTAGAAGGGCTATGTATAAAAGAGATTGGAATTTGCTTAGTAAGTACAAGATTAGTATTGAAGAGTTTAATTCCAGAAGTATTAATGGCTGCAATATTTGCGGGGAATCTGGTGAAAGAAACCTACAAGTAGACCATGATCATAAGTGTTGTAATACAAAGATCACTTGTGGTGCATGTGTAAGAGGCATTGTGTGTAATAGATGTAATGGTGCTGTGGATAAATATGATAAAGGTTTGATGAGGTTGGATTATCCTTTATATGATAAAATTGTGCAATACCTAAAGGAATACAATGACAAAGCGTGGCAGGCCAAAAAGCAATGAGCCTAAGAAAATCTATCCATCATATTACAAACCTAAAGACCCTCATCATATAGAAGTAACTAGGAAACTGCATAAGGATAGGTTATTGGCAGGGTATCAAAACCTACACCTAATAGTATTTGATGAACCATTAAGATATAAAGAATCATTACCTATTAAAGAGATGATAAAAAGGTTTGTTTAGAGTGTTATAATTGATGTATGGGTAGATCACCAAAGTATGGCATTCCTAATACTCCTATATGGTTTCTTGGTAGGTATAAGACAACACAAAGGCCAAGACCCTGTGTTAGATGTGGACAGAATGCCTACTACTATCACCCAGATTGGGACTATGTTTGTGCACCACACTTACTAGACCTGGTCAATATTGGTGGCAATGCATTTAACTGGGGGGATTATCCAGAAGTATGGAACAGAACAGAGAGACTATTGCGAAGACCATCTACTACTGTCTTGAACACAACGCAACCATTGGACAACAGTGTTGTGACAAAGGCAAAGCAATGGGATGGGAAGAGCGATGAGTAGTCCGTACAATTCAGCGGAATATAAAAGGAATAGAAAACTAATCCTAGAACAATCCCAACACATATGCCATTACTGTCAAGGCTACGCCAACACTGCTGATCACATAGTACCTGTATCCCAAGGGGGAACACATGAACTATCAAACCTATTAGCAGCATGCCACCAATGCAACAGCACAAGACAAGACAGAACTATGGTAAGACTAAAGTATTGGAACAGAAGATATGCATAACACAAAGGTGTTAAGGTTTGGTATGGTCAAAGGTATAAGATACCCGCAACCTTCTTTCTTCTTAACAAACCACATAAATAGTGTTTCCAAACCCTCATATCCCAAACCCTCATATCCCACACATCTTTCATGGGCCAGATATAAAGGTTTTTCAGATAAAAAGGTTTGGGGTTTTTTTTATAAATTCATGGATATCCCGCAACCTTTACTCAAAGTTGAAGATAGTATAAATAGTAAATTGGAGAAAATATAATGGCAAGAACAGGAATACATGGTGCTCAGGGACCACGTTTAGCAAGATTAATTAAAGATAATGGGGAACCATTACAACTTGATTTCACATTAGAAGAAGCAGTTAAGAGATCACTTCAAACAGCAACATGGTTGGAAGAAGCAGATCTTGGTGCGGCAACACAGGCAGTAATGCTTGCTCAAACCATGGATCAGATGCCTGATAGAAGACATCAGGTGGCACCAATCCTTATTGGCTTATTAAGTAACTTAGGATTATTAAATAATCGTAGGGAAGACACTGCGATGACACCACAGGAGATGCTGAACGCTATTGCAAAAGGGGCATAAATGGATTGGAAACCAACTCATTATACTGATCCATTAAGTGAAAATTTCATTACTGATGGCGATAAGATTATTAATATTGCCCAGGGTATATGGCATTTACCTGAGAAACATAATGAAAAATTAGTATTAACTGAATGGCAAAAGTGGTTAATTAGAGCAGTATTTGAAAGATATCCAGATGATTATCATGAGAAAGATAAGGCAGGAAGATTAAGATATAAGCAAGTGATTATATCTATGCCTAGAAAGAATGGTAAATCTTTACTTGGTGCTTTGTTTGCTTTGTATGGAATGCTTATTCATGAGCCTGCACCTGAAGTTGTATCTGTTGCTGCTAGTTCTGATCAGGCAAAGATTGTTTATAGACGACTCTTGCATCAAGTGCAGAACTCAGAGTTATTAAAAACCTTGTTCTCTAGATCAACTGAGCATAGGGGTTTGTGGACTGCTGACGGTACTGGGGTTTATAAAGTTATTGCTGCTAAGTCTGCTACTGCTCAAGGTTTGCATCCTTCTATGGTTATATTTGATGAATTGCATGTGGCTAATGAGGATGTTTGGACAGCGATGTCTTTGGGTTCTGCTACACGTCCTGATGGCATTATTATTGGTATTACTACTGCTGGAGATGATACATCTAATCTATTAAAGAATCTTTATGAGCGTGGATCTAAAGCAATGGATGGGGATGAAGAGTTTGAAAGGTTTGGATTCTTTTGTTGGGAAGCACCGTTAGGTTGTGAATTAAATGATGAGATTGCTATTAAAAGGGCAAACCCTCAATTAGCAACTGGTATTTTGTCATGGGAATCTGTAAAGAATGAGATATCTACTATGCCTGAAGCAGATGCAAGGAGATATAGATTAAATCAGTTTGTTTCATCAATGAATGCTTGGCTGCCAGTTGGAACATGGCAAAGTCTTTCATATGGAACAGTTAAGAACCCTAAAGTCTTTGCTATTGATAGAACTCCTGGTTGGGATTATGCTTCAATAATAACTGCTGACCTAAACGACGACGGTACCATTACAACAGAACTAGTAGCAGCATTTAATAATACTAATATGGATGAATTACTTAATGCTTGTGTTAAATTACAAAAGTGGGGTTGTCCATTTATTATGGATGGCTATGTATTATCAGATTTAGCAAATACTATGAAACAAAGAGGTTTTAGGGTACAAACCACATCAAATAAAGATTTAATTAATGCATCAAACAACGCATACAGTAGAATTATGATGAAGAAACTTTCTCATCCAAAAGACGAGATTGTATCTATGCAAATGCAGCGAGCAGTTCGCAAAAACATAGGTGAGTCTTGGAAAATTACTAGAAAAGATTCAGCCACAGATATTGACGCTGCAATTGCGACAGTACTAGCCATTTGGTTTGTTGATAATCATCAAACACCACAACAAATGGTTTTCTAAAGGAGATCAAATGGGATTATTAGATAGATTTAGAATTACAGAGGTATACGAACCTCAACCATTTGTTCCTGATACACACAATCGTTCAATCCTTCCACCTGCAAGAGAATCGTTAATTGTAAATGAATCTACTGCACTAAGTCTTGTTCCAGTAAGTAGAGCGATTTCTGTTTTGGAAACAGCAATTATGCAAATTCCAGTTCAGGTTCATAGAGGTTCAGAAAATATTCCTTCACCTGCTTGGTTGGAAACACCAGACATTGATAACAATATTTCACAAGCAGAATGGATTGGTAAAACTCTTGTTCACATGGCATTAACAGGTAATGCATTTTGGAAAATTTCAAGGGGACCAAGAGGAATAGTTAACATAGAAGTATTGCATCCACAAAGTGTAGGCATTACACAAGATTCATTAGGTAGAATTACTTATTCAATTAGTTCACACTTTGGTGTTTCAAAAAATTACACTAGCAAAGATATAGTTCATCTTAAACTTTGGTCTAAACCAGGATTAAATGAATTAACTGGTGAAGGACCAATACAAAGACATAAAGCAGTATTAAGATCAGCATTAGATCTTCACAATTATGCAGATAATTGGTTTCGCACTGCAGCAGTTCCAACTGGAACATTGTCAACAACAGAATTTCTTTCTGAAGATATTGCAAAGTCTAATAAAAAGGCTTTCATTGAATCTCAGCAAGAGAGAAGTGTCGCTGTACTTTCATCTGGTTTAAAATATGAAAATATTTCATTAAGTCCAGAAGAAGCACAATTCTTAGAAAACCAAAAATACATTACACGTCAAATTGCAACAATGTTTGGTGTGCCAACTCTTTATATGGGTATGGGTATTGAAGGTCAAGGAATGACATATGTCAACGGTAACGAAGACAGAAATAAGTTGTACGAAGATGGTTTACAACAATACATCGTTCGTATTCAGCAAGCAATAACTGATTTATTGCCAAGAGGACAATATGCAAAGTTTAATTTAACTGAATTTTTGCGTCCAAATCAATTAATCAGATATCAATCATATGCAATTGGTTTAACAAACAACTTTTTAACAGTTGATGAAATAAGAGCAGCAGAAAATTTACCAGCATTAGCCAGTGAACCACCTGTTGATCAGACTCAAGATGTTACACAACCTATAGCATAAAATGGAGTAATGAATATGGAAAACATAATTACACGCTCATTTGAAATAAGGGAAACAAACCAGGAGACTCGTGAAGTTGCAGGTATTGCTGTTCCTTATGATAATACAATTGACATTGGTGGTGGATGGTCTGAACGCTTTGAAAAAGGTGCTGTAGATCTAAACGCTGATGTTAAACTATTTCGTGATCACAAAGACATTATTGGTCTTGTGACAGAAATGAAAGATTCTGATGAAGGCTTATCAATTAGAGCCAAAATTTCAGAAACAAGTTTGGGAAATGAAACACTTGCATTAGTTAAAGACGGTGCAATTCGTTCATTCTCAGTAGGCTTTATCCCTGTAATTGATGAAAAAAAGGATAAAACTATCATACGCAAAAAAGTTAACCTAAAAGAAATTTCTTTAGTTGCTTTTCCCGCTTATGAAAATGCTTCTGTAACGGAAGTTAGAGAAGAAAATAATCAGGAGGAAATATCCATGGAAAATCAAACAATTGATTACACTAATGCTATTGCAGAAGTACGTAATCACGCAGAAGAGTTGGAACGTCGTTTAGATGTTATTACATCAGAAAAAGCACCTTCAACTTCAGCACCACAATTCCGTTCATACGGAGAATATGTAAAAGCAGTAGCAGCAGGAGAT